ATGAACTTGGATTCCACGCCGACGGAGCGAGTGCCGGGCGCTAGCGCCACCGCATCGCCGATGAAGGTGCCGGCCGTGGCTAGCGGCCGGCTCAGGAGCGTGAGGTTGCGGGCCACTTAGCCCTCGGACTTCTTGCCCTTCGGGGCCTTGGGCTCCTTCGGGGCCTTGGGCTCCTTCGGGGCGCCGATCTCCTCGTGCAATACCTCGTCGAAGTCCGAGGCGTTGATGGTGACCTCGTGCCCGGAGTCCAGGACACGCACTCGCTTCGTGGGGATCTGCATGAGAGGATCGCTCCTTTTTTCTTTCTCTTACGACTCGGTAACGGTGACCTCGGGGTGCTGGAGGATGATGTCGGTGGAGCCCGCGGTGGTCGCTGTGACGAGCAGGTAGTAGCTCTTGCCGCTGGTGACCACCTCGGTGAGTCCGGTCTTCGCCGCCGACACGGCGGTGTCCGCGGTGACGCTCACCTGCGTGATGCCGGAGCCGATCGCGGCGTCGCCGGGTTCTGCGGCCACGTTGGTCACGGCGCGCAGGGCGGCGTCGATGGTAACCGCCCCGCCCGCGGATTCGACTTGAGCGACGATCCGGAACCCGGTGATGGTGTCCCCGATCTTGAGACCGTCGAGCGGAATGACCAGGGTCCCCGCGCTCTGCGAGGCCGCCATGGTCGCCGAGTACGGGAGGTTGGTCGCAGCGCCGACAACCCAGCCGGCAGCCGAGCCGACCTTGGCGCGGCTCGCTACCTGCCTCGTGACGCCAGTGCGGATGATGGCCCCGGTGCTCGGGTTGATCGAGTAGATGACGGTACCGCTGGGAGTCTGGTACTGGAGGATGCCGTCGACGTACTTTTGACGAACCTCGCCTGCGGCCTGCGCGAACACCACAACCGCAACGGCGAGAGAGGCGATCGCAATCGCCCAGGTCTTCAAGTGCTTCATGCCCACTCCTATCGCGTCGGTTTCGATAGGGCGTGAGCGGCAGGCCCGACTGACCCACCGCTCACGCGGCTATTTAGCCGGCGATGCGGCAAGCGAGCTCGGGCCGAAGGAGCTTCGTTCCGTAGAGGATGTCGAACGAGAGCTTCTCCCGCTTGTGCTCGACGGTGTGTTCGACCCGAAGCGACAGGCCGGACACGGGATCGGTCATGTACGAGCTGTTCCGCATCGACACGCCTGGGAGCAGCGTGCCGCCGGAGAACGGCCGGTTCGCGAAGCCGATCGCATCCATGTTGAACGCGAGGTTGATGGCGTGGCTGGCCTTGACGGTAATGGCCGTGGTGGCCGTCGCGATGGCGACCTGGAGTCCGGGCTCGAAGCTGATCGTGCCCGCGTTGGAGACATCGGCGTCGCCTGCGGTCACGGCGTAGGTCTGCGACTGACCCGCGAACGTGATGATGTCGCCCACCAGGATCGTGCCGGTTCCGGCCGAGGCCAGAGTCACGGTCTTCAAGCCTGCGGCGTAGCCCGTGGCGTCGGTGGTCGCGCCGGCCGCGGTGCCAGCGGTGTGCGTGGGCACCGCCTGGTCGGTGAACCAGTCGAGGCCGAGGATCCGCACGATGCGGCCCTCCTTGATCCCCTGATCGTCTCCGCGCTGGTTCGCGTTCAGCACTGAGGGGACCAGGATGAAGTTGGCCTCGGCGTCGGGGTTGATGACGCCGCGTCGATCAGCCAGCGGACAGAGCTGGTTCGCCAGCACCTTCCGCGCCTGGGCCGCAGCGTCGAGTCCGGTCGCGAAGGGCGTGGTACCAGCCACTCCGACGTAACCGTAGATGCCCGGATAGGTCGCGAAGATGTCGGAGTTCACCTGGTTCGCGATGGCCTTGACGTGGCTCGCGGCCTGTGCGGAGAGGACACCTTCGCGGATGTCGAGCGCGTCCTTGTCGGAGAGGAAGAACCCGGACTCGTACCACTTGTCGAGGTTCATGACCACGACACCGGGGATGACCCCTGCGATGTCGGGCGGGACGTTCGAGGGCGACACGGCGGTCGCCGAAGCGACGCCCGCGACGCTGATCTCGATCGTGGAGCCACGACCCGCGGCGAGCGCGGAGTAGCCGGACGCCACGAGCTTGGGCATCACGCAGTACTGGCGCAGCACCGGCATCGCCTGCGCGAGAATGCGGTCGAGGACCGCGGTGAGGGTATTCGTGTTCGCCACGAGAGGACCTCCATCACAACTTCGTGAATTTGGCCCCTCGGGGGCGTGGCCTCGGACCCCTCGGGGGCCCTACGCCACTGCGGCTTTTAAGAACGCGCCGCCGCGCGGTTTTACGTCTGTTCGGCTACGCTACGGCCTCACCGCGAACGGCGACGCCCTTCGCGATGTCGTCCATGTCCTGAGCGGTGATCCGCGCGCCCGCGGGGATCGTACGGACCGCCCCGTTTCCGGGCCCTCCTGGGCCCGGGGTCGCTCCACCACCACCCGACGTCTTGAACAGGTGCGGGGCCTCAGCGGGGAGAGCCTTCGCCCACTCGTCCATGCTCAGCGGTTCCGCGGGCCGGTCCTTGCTGAAGAGGGGCGTGTCGCCCTTCTTCGCAGCCATCTTCCCGTCGACCATGCTGAAAATTTCCTTGCCTCGGCGGATGTAGTCGGGGAGTGCCTTCTCGTCGACCCCCGCCTTGATGCCAGCCGTCTGGAGCGCGGATTCCAGCTCCTTATCGGCGAGCTTCTGCGCCGTCGCGTTGCGCTCGGTGCCGAGGTCGTCGAGCTGCTTCTTCAGCGGCGCGACCGCGGCCTCGAGAAGCTTCTGTACATCGTCGGCGCCCTTCGAACCCTTGAGCTTGCCTTCGAGTTCGGTCACCTTCGCCTTGAGCGCGGTCACCTCGGCGGGGTCGATTCCCACCAGGGCCTTGAGCTTGGCTTCCAGCTCGGCCTTGGTGGCGTTGAGCGCGCGGTTGTTGTCGCGGAACTCGGCGAGCTTCCGCGCGTTTTCCTCGGCAGCGGCAAAGTCGAAGCCTTCGAGCTTGATGACGAACCTCCCGTCACGCGGCTCGTAGTGGGAGCGGAGAGTCTCTTCGACGTCGGTCAGGGTGGCGACGATGTACTTGAGGGCCATTTACGCTCCAAGTCTAGGGCCAGACTGGGCCCGCGAATTAATTATAGACACAGGAAATTGAGCGACCACGAGGGCCCGGACGAGGGCCGGAACGCTCACACGCTCCCGAAGCGCACGCCTGCACAGCGCGTCGTACAGCGGATCGGTGACGCGAAAGCGTAGGTTGACGATCTCGGCGAGCCGCTCCTCGGCCGGCTTGCAGGAGCCGCGGGGGCGACCAGGGCCCCGGCGGGCCGGGCGGGCGTCGCTCACAGCGGCTCCGTCACGGCGAGCGCGCACCTGCACCGCGGATGTGCTACCGGACCCGGCAAGGGCCCGTTGGCGGTCGCGAACATCGCCTTGAGCGGTACCTGCACGCCGTCCAGCGGAGCGCACACCGGGCAGAGCCGCTCGTCCGGCGTCGTGATCCACTCCTTGACGGCATCGCCCGAGAGCAGGCCCTTCTGCTGCGCCTGGCCGTACGCTTCGAGGGCGCCCCGGTTGAGCGCCCCCATGATCTCGGTACGAGCGATCGTGACCGCACGCTTACGCAGCTCCTTTTTGGTGAGCTTCCTGACCTCAGCATCCACGCTCTCAAGGGAGAGCCCCTCATTGATGAGCCGCTCCCGGTAGCTCATGGCTGCGCCGGCCTGCTGCTCGGTGAGGCCGATCATGCTGACGATCATCCGCGCTGCGTCGTAGGGGGGGATGCCTTCGCGGATGGCGCGTACGATGAGGGCGCGGAGCGCAGCGCGGGTCTTCCCGGAGATCTCTGTCACCATGGCGGCGGCCTGACGCTCGGCGGCGCGCTGTGCGGCGATGTTCTCGCCATCGAAGCGGAAGATCACACCACGCCTCCGGTGCTACAATCCGCCCGGGACGGAGCCGCACGCTGCCCAGGCGGGTCAGGCTCCACGGGGCGGGGGCGCGCACCCCCGCCCTTTTCTTTCTCCAGCCGCTTCACGCTTTGTTCACCTGGTCCGCCCCGAGACGCCCGCCCTTGAGCACCGCGTCTCGCACGATCGGCGCCGCCAGAGACAGCGCATCCCTGATCGTGGCCAGCAGTAGCAGCGCAAGGGCCCGCTTCGCGTCCTTGTTCGCGAGCGCCATCGCGAGGTCGTTGATGCTCACCTGACCGCGGATCCGCTCCAGGGCCTTGAGCACGGCACGGGCAAGGCGTGATTCCGCCTTGTCGGCGGCCTCGTGAAGCGCCCGGTACTCGGAGGGGAGGCGTGGCATCATCCGCTCCGCTTCCCGTTCGCCGGATGCGGCTCAGGGTACGAGCGCCACAGGGGCAGCGTTCTCCAGAGGTCGAAGGGACGGCCACCGTCCTGCGTCTCTGGTGCCATGCCCTCGGGGTTGCGCTCCAGCTTAACGGGCAGTGGGGTGGTCGACATCAGGCCCGCGCCCTTTCGTCGAACTTGCGGAGCATGACCCGCACCGACTCGGCCCAGGTTCCTCTGCAATCCTCGGCCGCCTGAAGGGCGACGTGGGCGACGTGGGCAAGGTGGAGTAGCGCGAACGCTGGGTCAGGATCGTCCGCCACCGACTCGCGCAGGCGCGCCAAGGCAGAGATGGACGCAGGATCCTTCAGCCTCTCCACCAACCGGAAGCGCTGGCGCAGATAGCGCCGCTGGGCCCGCATCCCGCAGCCTCCGATGTATTGGTGGCCCGGAGGCAACGACCGTTTCGGGACCTCAGCCTTCGGCCTATCCCGCCGGACAATGGACATCTCGGGCGTGGTCGAGAACAGCCACTTGGGCACGCCGTTGCGATCCCGATGGATCCTCACGACTGGGCCTCCATCCGCCGGAGATTCTCCACCTCGACAGCGACGACTGGAAGGTAGACCTCGCCCACCCACCCGTTCTGAGCGCGAGCCAAGCAGCAATTCCGCGCAACGTTGACGGACTCCACGATGCAGAACGCCACGGGGCCGCGGTCGCTCGGGATCACGAAGGCGTCGCCAGGCCTCGGCATCGGGAGGACTGGGAGCGTGGTGCTGCTCACGACTCACCTCCAGCGTCGGGCGGGAAATCGTAGCGGCGCTTCGCGTCACGGAGGGCGGCCTGCGCTTCGGCTGGAGTGACTTTGATGCATCCTGCTTTCGGTTTCCCCACAACGAAGTGCGTGGGACCGTGAACCATGCCGGAGAAGCCCTGACCTGCTGCGTCAACCGACCGCGACCGCGTCTCCGTCGAGCGTATCGCGTCGACGTGGGCCATGAGCCTGCGACGGACTGGGCCGATGGCCAGGGGTACGCACATCCCGATCACGAGGCCCATGAGAAAGGGCAACGCAAGGACCACGGCCAGAGCGTAGAGGGCCCAGCGCATCACGCCACCGCCGGGTTAGGGGGCATCGGCATCGGCGGATCCCCGGGCTTCGGTGGCGTGGGCTCGGGAGGCTCGGGCCGCATCGGCTCCTCGGCCTCGATCGCCTTCAGCTCCTCTGCCGCGCTGACGCCCTCGCGTGTCCAGCCGCCCTTCTGAAGATTGGCGTAGAACGTCTCGTACCCGATCAACCCGGCTTGGACTTGAAGCACGAGCGCCTTCACCTCTTCCGGCGTCGCACGGATGTTCGAGAACTCCTGGGCGAGCGTGACTTTGATCGACTGGTCGATCCCCCCCGTACCGGCCCACCAGGCGTGCCACCGCAAGAGCGTGGTCAGCGCCGTTGAACCGGCGCCCGCGATCGTGCGCAGCGCGGCACCCTCGCCGCTGTGGCGCATCCGCACAGCCGTTGCCGTCTCCGCAGCATTCGCGCTCGGGTCTTCGAGGAGGCGTGCTCCGAGGCTTGCCATCTGTTTCTCTTTCGCGGTCATCGCGTCGAGGATCGCCTTCATTCCTGCGCCCGAGAACTCCAGCACGCCGGCCGTCGCGCCCTGCGGCAGCATCCACGCCGCGGACCCACCTACCTTCAACGGCGTGCTGTTCGCGGCCATGCCCGCCGCGAAGTACGTCGGGATCGCCGTATTGAACAAGCCCTGCTCATGATCCGCGGAGTTGCGGAAGTGCCCGACGTTCACGTTGGCCAGGTCCAGAAGCGGCGGCTTCGACACGCAAGGCGACACCCCGTCGATTCCGACGAAGGTGAAGGGAATGAAATCGAGCGCAACGCCACGCCTCATCGGAACGATCCACTCGCCCGGCTCGTATTCGGCCGTCTTCGTTCCGGTGTCCTTCCGGGTCCACACGCGCACCTGATACTTGCCATCTACGAGTGCGAGCTGTCGGTACTGAGTCACGCAGTCGTGGCCGAACTCGTCCGGGGCCTCCGTCTCCTCGGCGATCACCACGAGCACGAGCTTCGCCGGGTCGTCGCCGACCCTGGCCGCGCGCCAGTTCGTGATGTTTTGGGCCAAGCGCATCGCCCAGTAGGGTGGCGTGCCGGCTGGGGCCTTCTCCGGCATCTCCAAGAACACCCCTACGCGTCCAACCGAAATGACTTCGGTGATGATCTTCTGGGCCACGACGTCGAGGGGCTCGTCCTGCGACGTCAGGTCTTCGAGTTGCGCTTTCGTCTCGTCGGGACACTCGACCGTCGGGGGCTTCGTGAACACGGCACCCGAAAGAGCCGTCACGGTCCGCGCCATCGCGTTGAAAAACTGAGCGCGGGCTTTGTAGAACTCGAAGTCTTGGGCGCTCATGCCTGGCGGCGTCGGAAGGTACGAGTAAGACCTACCGAGCGGATCGTAGGCCGACCCCCGCTTCACGGTGTCGGACCCCTCGATGAGGTCACGGCATCGCGACCAGAAGGCGGCCATGCTCGCGTACTCGGGGTGTTGCGTGGTGACGTTGGCCATGTGCCTTCTCCTAGATCGCCTCTCCGGTAAAACGGTTGACCATGCGGGCGGGCGCGGGGCCACCGTGGACTTTGTTGAAGGCGCCGGAGGCCGCATCGATCTGATCGCAGACCCCGGCCCCGTCGAAGTTCTGTGCTTCGACGAGGAAGGCTTCAAGTGCCGACACCTGCGTGCCGGCAGCGGGCTCACCGAGCGGAGAGAGGAGGTCGATGTTGCCCGCCTCGACCTGGGCAGCGAGCGGACCCGCCCGCGTCACTTTGTCGCCCGTCACTCGGTCCGAGTGGACCGCGAACCCCGCAAGCATCCGTACCGTAGCCTCGGCGCTCTCTTTGCCACCCGAGCCGGGCTCCTGCTCCGTCCAGATCTCTACGTTGCCGAAGCGCGCACGGTCCGACTCGGCCGTCTGCTTGATGATCGTCTCGCGGTTGAGCGCGGACCACTGGCCACGGACTACGTTGGCGAGGACCGTGCGCCCGTTCGCCCGCTTGCCCACGAGTACGCCCGCCGAGAACTTGCCCCCGCCCTCTGTGCCCGCCTTGTCCCAGTAGCGCACCCACGACGTTACGTCCGCAGGAACCGCCGACAGGATGGACTTGAACCACTCGCGGTTGAAGACCTTGCCCTTGGTGGCCTTGATCTTCCAGTTGCCGGCGAGCCGGCGCTCCCGCTCGACAAGAGGGAGCGACATGAGCCAGCCGTGATAGCCCGGATCCTTTTCGGTCAGCTTGGGGTTGTCGCTGAGCTTCGCCGGCACGAACGTGAGGGACTTCACGTCGTCGGGATCCGCATCGGGGAAACGTGCCCTCACCTCGGCCCGCGTGGCACCCCAGTGAAGCTCCTCGTTCCGGCGCAGAAACCACCGGATCACGCCTGCTCGGTCCGGTCGCGCGTAGCCCGTCTCTTCGTCGATCCACCACGACACGAGCCGATGTAGCCAGCCGCCTACTGGGTCATCGTCCGGGACCGGATTGCACGTTGCTCGCACGTAGGGCTTGACCCCGCACGTCGAGCGGTTACGCGACAGGAGAAACCAGAACTGGATTTCCTCGAACGATTCGAGCTGGTCGAAGCCGATAAGCGGGATCTGCGAGCCATCCCACGAGAAGCGGTCCTTGGTGTGCTGAAGATGGGAGAACCGCACCCGTGCCCCGCTCGGGAACGTCCAGGAGAGCGTGACCTGGTTGGGCGCCGGGGCCTTACCGCCCTCGCGATACCCAGGGTAGAGTTTGCCGCTCTCGTCCCACAGCCCGCCTTGGTTCGTGATCTGCGGCGACTCGCGGCGGAAGATGACCGCACCGAACTCGGGGTTCTTGACGTGACGAAGCGGCTCGAAGAGCAGGCCCCACGTCTTGCCACCCCCGTTCGCCCCGCCGAGGATCACGATGTCAGCCGAGGACGAGAGCGCGATTTCCTGCGGCCCCGGCTGTGGGCGGAACCGCTCGACCCTCACCGGGCCAGCGTGGATCGAAACAGCCAGAGCAGCAGCCGCCATCATCGGCCGTTGCTCGGCATCTCGTACACCGTGACCGTGGTCTCTACCGGCCCGCCGCCGGGCCCGGAGACTTCCACCTTGTCGGAAAAGCCCTCCACGCCCACGTGCCGGCCGGAGAGCTTCAGGGTCCCCGGCTTGTCCCAAAGCTTGATCTCGACATCGCACGTGGTCCGCTCGTCCTTACCGCTACCCGTGGTCGTGAACCGACGCTTGACTGAGGAGATCGCGCGTAGGGCCCCCTCGGGGGCACCCGGCGCAAGGAAGACGTTGCCCTTCTCGTCCGCCAGGTAGTGCGTGATGGCGTCCGAGTAGGCTAGGAGGGCCAGCTCCTTCAGCACCCGCTCGCGCGTATGCCCCGTCTCGGCCGCCGTGGCCTTCGTCCCCGCCTTGATGGCCGCCGCAACTCCAGCATTCCCCAACAGCCGGGGGCCCTGCTGCTCGGCTGTGTGTCGGCTATACCCGGACCGGATTGCCGCCTGCGTGGCGTTCAAATCGATGAGATATTCCTGGACGAAACGGGCTTGCTTCGGGGTGACTGCGGTCTTGACCCTCCCCACGTTCGCGCGTGACCCCGTAGCTACGGCCCTGGAGCCCTTCGCCGTCGTGGGCTGGGGCTTCCCCCCGTCCGGCTTGCGTTGACGCTTCACGCGGGCGCCCCGGCTTCGATGGCCCCGACGATGCGCAGGACTTCGCGGAGATTCTCCGTGAGCGCTTCACGCCAGCCCGGGGTTCGCTC